CCGTTTGTTGCAAAATTATGTGTAGCAGTCAAAAGTTGTGTTTTGAACGAAGTACACATTGCTTGTGTTATAGCCATTATATTCTCCTTATGACTTCTGCTAAGTCATTTTGACCCGCTTCACGTAGTTGATGACATATGTTAGCACGTTCTTCTTTCCTAGCCAACTCTATATAATAATGCAAAAGATTACGAACATTATCTGCAAAAATATGAGCTTGCTGTTTTATAGGTTCCGGTGCATTTTCAGAAATAGACACTATTTTATTAGTGGCTAGTTCGGAAATCTGTTCGTTAGACAATCCGCCGTTGTCAGAAGTTGCAACGCCGACTTGGCCGACAGTGATATCGCTATTAACGCTAAACATGTTGATCTTTTCCATTTAATTTTTGTAAATCATGACGACCTATCAAAGTGGGTTCTACATCTAATGGTTCGGGAGGTTCCATCTCAGATTGTCGCGTAATTAGTAAACCGTTTTGGTTAAAAGTTTGTACTAAAGGGTCTTTTAAACGATGATATCCGTACAAACGCTCATTATCGGGAACATTTGTGTCTAATAAACCAGAAGTATGGGCAACTTCTATCTTAATACCTTTTGACACAGCAATTGCACACCAAAACTCGCAACAAGCACGGCCCGATTCAGCAATACTGACGTTTTTATAATTATAATCAATGCCGTAAAGACATATTTCAGTAGCTTCATACCAAATAGCGTAAGCTATTGCATACGCTACTGTGTTATTAAAATAACACAGGTTTAATTTTTTTATAACAGCTTCCAACGGGTACTCTTCTAAGTGTTTTACCCTTTTATCTAATTCACAAGTAATAATAGGCTTAGTGTTTTTAGCTAAAAATTCTTTTGCAATACCTGTTTGAGAACCTGCATCTTCTGTGTCTAAAAACCTTGACACCGGATCCATCATAATAGTTTTATCTACCTCTATTATGCCACCAATACAGTTTATACCCCATGTTTCATCAAATGTTTCTGAACGAATACGCGCTGCTATGTAATCTGAATAACTTCCACCAAGACCTACAATAGCTATTTTCATTACGAACGCTCCCTTGTAGGAAGCCCTCGTCGATAAGCATCAGAGTTTTCTCTGGCCTCACCATAATCTTTTAGACGAACCAAAGACTCCATAAACCGATCTGTATATGACTTCATAACATCCGGTTCGCCTTTCATATAAATATAAGCTTCTACTAAACTTCCATATAACATGGCGTTAGGAGCATTTGTACTTAACCAAGTGGTGCCCGAGTCTCCTGCGGCAGTTAAACTAGCCGGTCTGTAAAAATAATGCAGTTCTGCAACAGCGTTTGCACTAGGTGTGGGCGCTAAAATAAAGTTATTTATATCAAAATAAGCGTAATACTTAGGTACACCCGTGGTAGCTGAATTTGGATTTACAGATTGTATGTAATTAACGTCTTTTTCTAGTAAAAACTCTTTATTTGAAGAATCTACTACAGATAAACTAAAAGAAGCTAAATAATCACTTGGAACCGCTAGGTATTGGTTACCTGAAGTAACCGTTCCAGTAACATTTTTTCTAAAATATTGTAAATCTATTGAATTAAGTATTCTTTGTTCCGCCGCTTTAATAAAATTATCTAAATTTGCCACAAAAGTTGTTTCAGTGTTGTCGGCATAATTTTCTATAGCTGATTTTAAAGTAGAATATGTAAAACTCATGTTATTACCACCGTGACTGTACCTACAGATCCTGTAGAAACTAAAGGATTTGGCGTTAAACCAAAATTATATTTTTGTCCTACCGGGTTCCAACCCCAATTAACGCTTCTTTCTTGCACCACATCTTGAGGAGGACGAGCATCTTTAAGAGCTTGAGGGTCAGTAACAGTCCTAAAAGGACCTAACTGAGGTTGTTTTGTTTCAAACTCGTCTTTTCCAACAAGTAAACCGTTCCATTCTTTACGCATATCTTTGTATTTGTATCTAAAACCCGAACGATCTGATATTGCATATGCATTTTTACCACTTGCAAACTTCGACATTATATTCCCCCAAGATAATTTACTTTGGGAACAACGGTGAAAGAAGCCCTATCTCTATCTTCTGTAGCAGCCCTTTCAAACTCTTCTTCATAAACAGACTTTAATAATTGCAATCTATTTGGAGCACGTTTCATAGCGATATAATATGCCAGACCGGCGGCAAGGCAAGGATAAAACCTGAACGGCAGATCTAAAGAATTGGTGTAAGCGTCTGCATCATCCATTCTAGTAAGACGATTAAATTTAATGATGTCTGTGTCATTTTCAGGAGCTGGCCATACTTTTAAAACAGGCGTAATTTGCCTGTCTAAAAAATATTGAGTAATTCTTCCAGAAGTAGCTTTATTAGGTATATTAATAAAAGCCTCTCTACTTACGCGGTCTATACTTAAATCAGTAGAGTCTCTTGTTATTACGGCCGATAAAACATCTATAGTGCTGTTTGTATTAGAAAAATCTATTGCAGCAGACAAAGTGCTTGAGGCCGCGCTGGTGCCACCCGTTATTGTTTCCCCGGACACAAAAAGCCCTGTTGGAACTGTAATAGCCATAGTGTTAGCCTCTAAATCACCAACAGAAGAACTAGACAAATTAGTTAATTTTGCAGTAGCACCGCTTGTTCCACCTGTTACTGTCTCTGAAACTTGAAACCCCGAGTCAGAAGCCACAACCATGTTAAGAGTTCCCGCTGGATACTCTGTAACGCCTGTAGCAGTAATTATGGAAGTTTCTGTAATAGTCCATTGATTTAAACCGCGATTAGCCCATTCAGCTAACATTAAATTAAGGGATCGTCGCGCCGTTTTTAAATCATAACCCGTCCTTACTTCCAAACCACACCGTTCAAAAGCTTCTTCAACGTAATCCGCCACATCTAGTTCAAAGTTTTTTGATCCCGATACTGCCATGTCTACCCCAATAATTTACTAGCAAATGGTGCTATTATTACAAGAACAGCTAACGCCCAAACTTTATTATCTAAAGATTTTAAACTAATTTTTTGATCGCTAAGTTGCTGTTCAATATTACTGTAACGAATAGAACACTCTGCTTCATGTTTCTCTAATTCTTTTAATACGTCTGCGGCTTTCATTTTGTCACCATGCTTTGCAAGACCAGTATCTGGCCGTGAATTTGTCTTTTGCAGTATCGCAGTTGTGCCTAGCCCGAAAGTTCTTCCTCCGGCCCGGTTGATCTTTTTTAATCGACATATTTGGATCGCCAAAACGAACCAATTTAATGTCGGTGCCTTTTTTGGCAAGAACGGCACTCTTTTTGTTTGCATTTGGCGTTCTCTTTGGTTTGTTAAATCCCGCAAAAGATTCTCCACGATACTTTATTCTTCCAGAAGGGGTTCGTGTTACATCTTTAGTAGTAGGCATAAAACGCTCCTATGCGTGATAGAACATCATTAAGTCCATAGTGGCTACAATAAACGTCACATAACAACCTGCTGAAAACAACACACCTTCATCGGGAATAAAAGGATCTTCAGAAGTGCTATCAGTTCCAATTGACCTAAATTGTATTAATTCAGTTCCTGTAGCGCCAGTGTTTCTAATGTTAGCTTTTCCGGCTGTACCACCAGAAACAAAAGAAAAACCTTTTAACCTACATCTTCCTGCAAAAATCACACCTAAAGCGTTATTGTTAATTCCTGCGGAAACATTGCCGGCTGGATTACCTACTGCTGTTATACTTGTAATAGTTTTAAAATAACCTGAACTTGTTGCTGTTCCCGCATTTGCTCCAGTAACCGTTTCGCTTAAAGCAGATCCGTTTACGTCTGTACCAACAACAGTAAAAGAAATCCCGCTATCGTTTCCAGCAGATAAAATTGTAACTTGTCGTCCAGACGCGTTTGTAACACTTCCGCTATCAGCTAAAGCACCACCAATAGTCAAAGCCGCATTGTTACCAACTGACGCTGCTGTTGAAATCCCATCTGCATCTAAAGCTACTTCGTCGCTAATAATGACGGGGGTTAGATCAGATCCTGCCATTTGTTTCTCCTTTATAAAAGTGGCAGGGGTTGCCCCCTACCTAATTAAGAATTATGCGATTTGAACATATTCGATGATAAATGTGAACGATCCTGCTGTTGTGGCATCGACAGTATTTGTAATGTTGCAGTAAATAGTTCTTTCCGCACTGGTATATTGAACAGAAGCTGGTGCAGTTGTACCATCTTGTGTTTGAAGAACCAAACTGGTCACAGTTACGTTATGCTCAACAACAGTTGTGCCGCCATCAAGAATTTCATCCGTCTGAGCCGCAACAATTTGTGCACCTGAACTAGATGTTCCAACTTCGTAACCAATATCGCCAGTTCCAATTACAGGAGATGTGTCACAAAATATTTTAATGTCAGTGATGATTGTGTTTGCTGGTTGAGTAAACTCACCAATTGCTGGGCTGTCCCCTGCTGTAGTGTTAACAGTAACACCTGTCGCAAAGCCAACGTGTTTTACATATTTGTTAGTAACGATACCTGTTGAAGCAATAACTGCTGTATCAGTGAAGGCACCTGTTGTAGAGTTTTTAGAAACTACTTTAAATCCGTTTTCGGAACGGACTGGTCCTGAGAATGTTGTATTAGCCATTGTGTCTCCTTGTCTAGGCAAATGTCAGTTGCGGAATGCAACTGTCAAGGTGCGTTTAGATTACACTACCTTTTTGTAAAAAGAAAGGCTATTTTATTCGCTTGATTTTTCTTTAAGAACCAATCCGAATATAGCACAGATAATACCAGCCCAAGTTAATATTGGCAGGGTTAGTAGAATGCCCAGCCCAACGCCAACGACAGCCGCAGCTCCATAGCTTGAAGGTTCTTTTAATCTTCCTTTAATCCAATCCATAATTTTCTCCTTGTTAAAGTTACAAAAAAAGGCGACCGAAGCCGCCTTTTAATTAGTGCTTTAGAGCAATTAAGCTCCGGGAGTGCCAAACACTCCACGCCAGTCAGAAACACCGAACGAATATCGCTCGCGAGCCTTAAAGCGCATATTTCCTGTATCAAAATCGCCTTCCATGGCAGTTTTAATAGCAGAACGGTTAAAGTATTTAAAACCGTTTGGAGCGTCTGTTTTGATAAAGTACGCATCGGAATCGGTGAGGAAGTGATTTACTGTCGCACCTTCTGGGAGCATTCCCATATTCTTCATCGCATTGTTATCGTTGTCCGCTGTACCGCTTCGTAGATTGGAGTTCATAACCCTTTCTGCAATAAATTGCAGTTCTTTAGGGATAATGAGCTTCATACCACGAACAGCGATTTTTAGACCACGCTCGTCAGTTAGACCTGCTATGTCAATCAGCATGGACTCAAGAGATGTCTCGTTGAGGTCTGCTGCTGTTCCTAGCAAGTTGCTTTGGTTGCCAGACAACGAAGGGTGTGCCGCTGAACATAACGCTGCACCATCGCCAATCGCATTAACACCTGCACTAAACGCATTGTTTAGTACATTTGCTGCTTTGATTTGCTTTGTTTGAGCCATGGAACGAGCCAAAGCTTTTGTGTAGCGTGACGCAAGACGGTCATACAAGTTGTCTTCTATAGCTTCCTCAGTAATTGAGAACGCTAAAGCAATCGTTTCGTTTGTGTAACGAGCAGTGTATGTTTCCTGTGCATCGTCAAAGCTGATTGCTCCGCCTTCACTTTTTACAGGTGCAGATGCAAATCCGCCCAACATTACTTCTTCTTCAAAAGCTCGATCTGAACTTTCTTCGTCAAAGATTTCAGAATGCTCGTTTTCGTAACGATTGTATTCTAACCCAAATAACGCATTCAGGCCCGGTTCTAGCTCTTTAGCTAGTTGTGCGCGAGATATAGCCATGTTCTAAGCTCCTTTATACGCCAGTTGTAGAAACAGTGCCAGCAGCAATAGAGCCAGTAGGCGCATTGAAGTGGTTGTTTATACGAACGATTAATGGGATACCCGCAGCAGTGAAATCAGAATTAGCAGGGTCGTCTTGGACACCCATAATTCTTAACGCCAAAGTGTTGGTGGTTGCGATTGTATTCAAATCGGCAGTTGCAGAAGATAGTCCAGTAGTTGTTGAACCACTGTTACCTGTTGCAAAAGCGATGTTTGCGAATACTGCTGCACGAACTTCCGCTTCAGTGTTCGCCGCCGCTACAACGTTAGACGTAGCGATTTGGAACAATTGATTTGGATCGTCGTACACAAAAGCTTTAACGGGATGATCACTATCCGCGCCAGAGCCGGGCCAGTAATTCGACCATACTGTTTCACCAGTAGTAGAGGACACGTACTCACATCCGCCAAAAACACCTACGATAGAAACGTTACCACCAGCCGCAGCTTGTAGATCGTCAATAACGCCCGCAGCTAACGGAATAACCGCCATGCCGTGGAAGATAGGGTTTGAGTTGTCAGATGCAATACGATACTCTGTCATACCGTTAGACGAAGGCGAAGCGCCCTGCCTTGATATTGGTCGGAGGCCATAAGATGAGTCTGTATTTGCCATTTATTTTTCTCCAGTAGTGTGGTGGGTTAACCTTTTTTAGGTCCACCAAAGGTTACTCTTTGCTGACGTTCAGGTTTATTGATCGTCATTGTTGAATGTGCATTCTCACGCATCATATCATGGTCCACAGCTTCCATCTGGTCATGGTTTTTCTTAGCGAAATACGCAGACCTTTCGTCAACTGTTTCTAATGGTATTCTGGCAAGAATTAATCCGCCTAAACCAAACACACCTGAATATTTACCTGATTCCATTACTGGTGCTTCGAAATCGGGGTATTCGTCTTTTCTGACCAATTCCCAACCTTCTCGAAGTTTTGAGCTGATGTTCTTAGTATCATCAAATCCGCGCGTTTCCGCTCTTATCCAACGATGCTTATACCCATCAGGTGCAGGTGGTGCGTCCAACATGGACGGTGGGGCCCACGGCTTACGCACTGCCGTTTTTTCCCGTGTATTAGCTGCGCGAGAAGTACGATTAATAGAACTTTCCAACTTTTCGTTTTCATTACTCATATTCTTACTCCTTCACGTATTTTGCGTATTCTTCTAACGGCACACCCAATTTTTTCGCTATTGCGACTTGGCTAGGGGTGAGTCTAACCTTTTTCCCACTACTGCGCCCAGATGTATTCCTAGAAACAGAAGCAACGCTCTGAGCGGGGCGTTTCTTCTTATTACCAAGCTTATGCGGAAACTCTTTCGCAACGCGCCTGTCTAATTCACTATAGTAGTCATTTGTCTGCGGGTCAAACCCTTCTTCTTCAACAAGTCTTTTATGTATCCCAAATGCAGCATAGGTCATTGCCTCGTCTTGGCCAAACCACTCATTATTTTCTGCCCAATCTTCTGCTTTAGGGTCAGGTCTACGCGGCTGTTGTTGCGGCATAGGTTGTTGTACTTGCTGCTGTTGTTGCGCTTCAGACTGTTGTCTATAACGGTCTTGCTGCATTTTTGCTTGATTAGCTCTGTCGCTTTCAATAGCCAAAGCAGTCATGTTTCTTTGTACTTTTACAGCTTCCGCAGTATCCCCAAGTTCCATGGCACGAGCAAGATCTTTTTCAGCTTGTTCCATTTGACTTGTAACACGACTTGTATATTCATTTACATAGCTTGTGTCTAAACTATCCATTCTTTGTTTAACAGCTTGAGACTCTGCTTGGACTTTTTTAGCGTAATTTAACGCCTCTGTTTCGCGTCTTTCAGCTTCACGCATTTTCTTTGTAAGCCGGTCAATTCTTTTTTGAGTAGCGGTGTCGCTTTTTTCAAATTGATCTTCTGAAACCTCTATCTCAGGTTTATTATCTTCGTTCGGAGCTTCTTTTACTTCTACTTCAGTATCTTCTGTTTCATCAAGTTCAAGCTCTATTTGTTCCTGTTCTTCTGCCATGATCTTCCTTTAAAAATGTAAAACGTCTTCGGGACTTAAAATTTTTGCTAATATTTCATCATCATTTAAAATACGGACTTCTCCGCCATCTATCTGAAAACGAGAACCAGCATAACGTGCAAACATCACCCAATCCTTTTCTTGGCACCAAGGCCCAGACGGAAATTTTGTGGGATCTGCATAAGCTAACGAGCCTACTTTAAGCACGTATCCGACCTGAGTGGATACTTTTTGCTCCTCTACAACTTTATCGGGTAATAAAATACCACCGTCGGTTTTGCCTTGACCTCTATAAGGTAAAATCAAAATCCTCCATCCAGTTGGAGTGGGCAATCTTTCTAAAAGGGAAGTTCCTATTGTTTCCGGCTGTAGAACCGGTTTTTCTTGGTACGCAGAGGCTAAATTTTCAACACCTTTTTTTGCGGCTTCCAAGTCTACTTGGTTTTTATCACTCAATTGAGCGCTCCTGTTTTTCTAGCAGGCTTTTTAGTTCCTGTTCCACATGATTTAGGGAACTTAACATTCCCATAAGCTCACGATAATGCTCCATGCTTTTGATTTGATTATGAATTAACGCCTCAAAAACAACTTCTCGTTTCTCTCTTATAATACGATATACAGATTCTGCAAGATAAATCTCATCCATTCGCATAGTCCCCCATAAAATCTAACATATTAGTATCTTATCTTAGCATATCCTATACCTTAAAGACCAGAGTTAAATTAAAGTTAATGCTTGCTCCTTTGTTTCATCGTTTCTTCTTAGCCAACCACGGCCAAACGTGTCAAAGGTACTGAGGTCTCTGTAAAACTTATCACGCATGTGGTGCATTTGCTCTACTATCTCTGCTGGCTCCACTTCAGCAACTGCCTGTAGTGTCATTGGACCTATACCACCGTCTTGCTCTACACCTACAATACGTTGTAGTGCCTTAGCCGCTCGACTTGTTCCGCTATTCACACCCCAATCGAAGGTACAAAAATCAACCCCAGAAGGAAGATCGTCTGCTCGAAGCCTGTCCCAATAGTTGTCTCTATATATGGGGTAAACATCATCGTGGGTAAGACCTTCCATCTCACCATCCATAACTTGCCGACCAGCATACTGTTCGTAAACTGCGCGTGTAACTCCATGATTTGTCTCGCCGCCGGGATCATTAGGGTGATTAACATAACCCCCTTCGTGTTCTAACAGCCAACCCATGCACTGCTCAAAGTTCTGTTTCATTTTGCATTCTTTCTTAGTTTAGCAAACTGACGTGATCCAAACCAGAAACTAATAATACTGGTGAATAGTAAGTTTGTGTCGTCATTCCATATAGCTTGTGCCGCATCGTTAAATGAAACACCCGTACTCATAGAGTAAAACAATCCACTAATTTTTACAGTCAGAAACAAACCCACAAATAAATATGTTACAACTGGTCGTACCGATCCTGATAAAGCTGCCGCAAATCCAGACTTTGCGTTTGCTGCTGCCATTGCCTTGTATATACCCTCTGATTCCGCAATGTCTGCTTTAGCATCTAACTCATCTAATTTCAGAGAAGATAGCTGTGCAGCGTACTTACCTTTTGCCTCAAGCATTTTAAGTTCTTGCGCGTCTTTTTGTTTTTGTTGAAATAAATCAAGAATACTTGGAATGATAGAAGTACCAAATCCTAGTGCTGCGCCTAATAAAGATAACATACTATTTACCTTTCTTTACATTAGAGTGCGTTTTTTGAATTTTAAAAGAAGCTCGTTTTACCGCACCAGTATGAGGTTTATACTCTCCTTTCATCAAATTATAATTTTTACCTGATTTCATCCAATGAAAACCTTTTGGGGCCGCAACTGTTTTACTTTCCATATTACACTCCTATTTTAATTTAGTTTTAGATAAAGCCGTAGCTCCCATAAAACCAACTACTACGCCTAACTGGGCTACAATAAATGTGTTTAAAAAACCAGACGCCGTTGCAACTCTGTCAATTGCCACAACTGGGGTTAGCAAAACAATGACCGCCACAATCGTCACAACCATTGCTATCCATGCCATCATACGTTGCGTGTCGGCCAACTTGTCTTCGTTCTCAAGTCTGACCCATCGTTCATGGCGATCAAGTTCTTCGTCAGTAATAACACCATCACCATCGGCATCCGCCATTGCATACTTACTATTTTCCTGTAGTTTTTTAGCCATTACGTTGTCCTTTTACGCGGTTTCTTTGCAGTTTTAGCCGCTTGCTTAAAAGCGTTAGCAGTAGGAGCGCCTTTAGACCCCGGTTTACGCATTTTCTCCCCAGAACCTCCGGCAATTCGATCTCTTTTTTTATGAATGTTTGCATAAAGACCTGTAGATCCACCGCCTCTAAATTTTTTTACAGGTTTTTTCTTAGTGGGTTTTTTACCATAATTCATTTTGTTAATCTCCTATAAATTAAATAGCTCCAACAGCATTTAGAGCCGCCAACACAAGTAATACGTTCATTATAATAATCATACTTTAAACTCTCTATTTAGACAATGGATTGTCAAGCGCTTCTTGTAAACGCTCGTTTAATTTATCTTCAAGCTTAGTCATATCTTCTTCTATTCTTTTTTCTACTTCTCGCATTGTATCACGAACATCCTTCTCTGTCTCCCTATTTAAAGTTTCAACTTCTCTTATGGCAGATGTCACGTCTTTTTGTACTTGATTCATTTCATTAAGAACGTCTTCTAACACTAAGTCTATAGATCCTTGCGTAGTTTTTATACGCTCTGAAGATGTTTCAATCTTTTTCTCTAACTTATCAATGTATCCCTCTAGTTTAAGCAAGTCATCTCGAAGGTTGTTCTTAATGTCTCTGGTGTAAACAATAGCGTCATCTAGCTTAGACAAAACTAATGCGTTCTCAGCTTTGATCTCATCTATGTCTATTTCTTGTACTACTTCCCGTAGGTCAAGATAATCAAAGTAAAACTCATAACCAACGTAGGCAGAGCCCGCCAGTGTGCTTAATGCTGTGACCGCAATACCAATTTTACCAAAGCCAGAAAACTTTACGCCACCTACTTCCATGTCAGCCATAATTTTCTCCTTACTCGAATGCCAGCTCTCGTAGCTTATTAATTTCTTGTTTTAACTTCATTACTTCCAACTGCTTCTTCTGTAGCTCTAGTTCATAAAGCCTGTTGCAATCTATCCTAGACTTAGCTCTTTT